GCGAACCCAAGGTAAGTCGAAAAACGCTCCATCATTAAACATCACTCTCGGGGTTGATTGGAGTAGGAAAAAAATCCCCGCATATTGGCGAGGCCTTGAAATTGGCGGAAGGCGAAGGAGTCGAACCCTTACCGTTTCCAGCAGCTCCGGGTTCAAACCGGATTGCCCACCACTGAGCGCCACCTTCCAGAAACGAAAAACCCCAACACGAAGGTCGGGGTTCTCGCCGGTCAGTCCTACACACGCAGGAATGACAGGATGGGTTAATAATGCGACATGGCGACATGATATTGCAAGCCCTTTTGAGGGGCTATTTTCAAGCCGCCTCGCCGGACAGCACTCCTACAGCCTCAAGCATGTGCTGAGCATCGACCAGCGCTTCGTTGACCATCGACTCCAGAGAATCCTTGATGGCCTTGTTCCAGCGCTGATACGTACGCTCTGTCAGGCCCTGCGAATCCCAGTTGCTCATGTCGTAGTTTGAATCGGCCAAGACGATCATCTCGCCTGGGCGCTGCACGGCCACAGACTTTGCGTGCGCGCTGGCACGCTCGACCGCTTGTTGTGCCGCCCGATTGCGCCATTCCAGCTTGCATTCCCCCTTGCAGCCGCAATCCTCCTTGCACTCCATGATTTCAGCCGGATTGACCTGTGTCGCGACACGCAGTACGCCCTTCCTCTGTTCTGGTACAGCCCAGACAAGCACAGCCTGCTGTGTGAAGCGCTTTGGCGCAGGAGATGGCACGACCGCAACCAATCGACCGATAGAGTCGATCTTGCGTCCGCGGTGAGTGCTGTACTTCGCCACCAATGCATTCCAGTGGCGAGGACTGAGCTGAGCATGCAAAAGCCTATGCACGATGCAGTCAGCCAGCAATGCAGCATCCTTCCCCGATATCTCGCCCTTGAGCTTGCTGGCCTGCACTCGCGGCTCAACATTGCACCCGCCAGCACTATTGATCGCCTCCGCAGCCAGGGCTCGCACGACAGCCGAAATCACGTTGTGGTAGTTCATGCTGCTCTCCCCTTCAGCTCTCTGGTCTTTGCCCGGTATTCGGCGGTCATCGCCTTCAATTCTTCGACGGTGTACTTCTTCGGTTCATGGGGACCTTCCAACCACTCGACCGCCTCAGCACCGATTCGCCTCACCAGCTCAATGCGGTAGTTCACGATGTTTCCGGATAGCTGGGTGTTGCACGGCGAGCATTGGCGGTGGCAGTTGAGTGGCTCGAAACGCAATGCTGGATTGCTCCCCACCGTCCTGTAATGGCCTGCATCGTACTTACCCTGGTGGTGCCGGCCGCAGCTTATGCACGGCAACTCAGCATCCCGGGCGCGAACCCAAGCGTTAAAGGCGATCTGCGTGTCTTTTAGGTGATCCGCCCTACTCTTCAGCTTCTCCTTGCGGACCTTGATCTCTTTGCGTTCGACCTGGGCCAGCGACTTGCGCGCCTTCTCCTGATTCACGTCCTTGATGGCTAGGCCGCACTTGGGACTGCATACCTTCTGACCGAGGCGCTGCGGTGGGAAACTGATACCGCATTCCGGGTTCTTGCAGGTCTTTGGCTTGGGCTGCTTGGCGGCGAGCATCAATACCGCCCTCCCCAATTGTCCTTCTGCGTCCAGCGCACCTGGTGCTCGGCGCCGAACGCATGCACCCACTCGATCAACTCGGCACACTGCTTCACGGTGAGTTTGCTGGTGCGTTCGTAGATAACGTCGAAGCCGTGACCGTCTACCGCAGGGATCATCTGCGGCTGATCTCCGGCCTCTCGCAGCCAGGCGGCTGTCAGAAGGCGCTTCCAGATCAGGACGCCCCACTTCTTGCCGGCGTGCTCGACCTGGGCGGCGATATCGGCCAAGGCTGCATGCAGGGCCTTGTTCTGCTCGCCGCTGCGATCTTGATCCTTGATGATGATCTTCTTGGGCCGGGTGAAATCCTGGGCCTGCAGGTGGCCCAGCAGACGGTTGGCGTCGGCCATGCTGCGCATCACGAAGTCAGTCATGGCTTCACCTTCAGGCCGGCGGCTTCGATGGCTTCCAGAACCTCAACGCTGCGACACAGAGCAAACACCTCATCGGCATCAAAGAGTTCGCCGCTTTGGGAGGCATACTCGTTTTCGCGGATCGAGTCGTAACCGGCCTCGTATGCGACGATCTGCGGCAGCTCAATCACCAGCGTTTCGCGAGAGGCCCGCCAAACGTCCCAGTAGCACTGGGTCGGATAATTCAGGTAATCACCGGTTTCATCCTTTTCGAAGTGAGCCGTCGAAAGGCCGAATTCCGGACTGGCAGCCCACGCTTCAAACTCCTCACGCATCTTGTCGTTACCCATGCGCATGCCCTCCCCGGCTCTTGCGTAGGTCTGCCAGTGCCTGATTGCCGATCGCAGCCGTGACACGACCACTGACCCGCTCCGGCAATGCCAGCGGGATGTTCCGCAAACGCTCGCCAGCCAGCATCATTCGGATGGTGATGTCATAGTTGCGGTCGAACAGCTTGCGACTGACCTCGGTCTTCATCGTGTTCAGCGCGTGGAATCCGCATTGGCTTGCGGCGTGGTACACGGCCTGTTGCGACCACTCCCGGCTACCGGCCATGCTCGGGTGAGCATTGGCGACGGACTCGGCATAGGCGGCTTCGTGAGACGGAATGCCGAGGGCTTCCGGCGTCGGCTGGCACATCTGGATGAACTTGCCCACCGACGGCGCGAAGTCGCTGCCGAGCTTGCGGCAGTTCTGCAGGCCGAAGCGGATCTGCTCAATCTGCTTGATGCCCTCGGCCATGAACGCCTTGACCCATGTGCGCTTGGCAGTCATTAGCGCCTCATCGGTTGGCCATGCCTGGCGCCACGCTGGGAAGATCGCCTGCAACTCCTTGAACAGAGAGTTCACGACGTCGGCGGTGCCGGTGTCGATCTTGAGCGGAGCTGTCTCCACGGCAGGCAGGTTGCCCAGGGTCTGCATGAGCTGATTTGGGTTCTTCATCACAGATCCCCCAAGTCATCAGCCCAGGTCTTGTCGTCGAAGTCCGGGCCGTTGACCTGGCGCTTCATCGGGAACTGGCGAACGTTGGAGGCGGCGGCCGTGGCGTTGTCACGCTTGATCCACTTCACCAGCAGGCTAACCCATGCCTTCTGTGTCTCGGCCCGGCCGCTTGCCGTGTAATGGCAGACGAAGGCGCCGATGGCCTCGGTGGTGAACAGGGCGACAGGCAGGGCCATGCGCAGCGCGTAATTCTTCAGCAGGTTCTCGTCGGGCACCCAGTCAAGGGTCATCTCGGTCGGCAGGTTCGGATCGACGAACTCAGGCTCACCCGCGGGGAGTGTGTTGTGTTGATCTTCTTGGTTATTGGTTCTTGGTTCTTGGTTAGCTTTCGATCCGGTTTCTTCTGGGTTAGCGGAAATAACCGGCTGGGTTTCTTCTGGGTTAGGGTTCGGTTCAGTTTCGGTTTTACGAGGACGTCCCCCGCGTTTTCCATTCTCCGCAGCCTGCCTGGCTTTGCTGCGATATTGCTCGATCACTTCGTCACAGTGAGAGTGCGACCATGAGCCGCCTTCGGTTTCAACGAAGAATTCCTGCAAAACAGCGGCTACTTGCTCGCTGTTCTTGCGCAGACGAATGACGCGGGAAAGCTCTTCAGAGCTACCCGAAAGCGGTGCCTCGTTCACGTAATAGAGGTCGATCAGACGACGGTAGGCAAGATCCTCGATAGGATCGAGATGCGCCGTGCGCAGCATGTAATCACCGGGATGGAACGGGAAGAAGTTCATTGCAGAGTCTCCCATTGAGGGAAGCAGTTGCTTCTCAGGATCTTGTTGAAAGCTCTGTCACGGATTGTCTTAGGGTCAACGCCGGTTAGGCGGCGGATCAACGCCTTGGAGGCAAGGACGGCGGTCATCAGCTCGAACCGGGCGTCATTAGTGCAGTCCTCACACTTCGATTCCTCTTCATCCAGGTAGACGCCCAGAGAGAATTCACTTTTGTCCCAGGCCATATAGGCGAGCTGGTCGTTGGTGAATTGCTCCATGTAGGCGTCGTCGATCGCGGTCGGCTTGATGGATGGCTTATCGCTCACGCCTCACCCCCGAACACTTCGCCCAGATCAATGTTGTAGCAATCAAACCAAGCCTGAGCAGGCCAGGCAGCGGCTTCGCCGTAGCGCGGGCATGGAACCTTAATTGGGGTGATGCCTTTGGACTTGCACCACTTCTGGAGCGGGCGGAAACCCTGCTTGCCGAACGAGAGGCTGCAAGCCTTCTCGACAGCAATGATGGTGGCAGCCTGAGCGTTACGACCTAGCTCGGCCTTGAGACGACTGGCCTCGCGCACGGCGGCAGACGCTGTAGCCATGGCAGTAGCCTCGCGGCGATTGCCAATCTCGGCCTTGGTGGCGACCGCATGGTCACGCTCATGCGTCACGCGCTGGGTCTGCTCGATCTGGTCGGCATACAGGCGAAGGGTTTCGGCATAGGACGGCAGAGTGGCCGGCTGCGCCAGCTTGGCCTCAAGCATGGTCATGTGGTCGAAGACGGCTGCTTGCAGCTCATAGCTGTAAGACATGGCCATCAGGCAAGCTTCGCGCTTCGGGAAGGTATAGATGCGCCGATTTACCCGGCCGCCGCTTCCGTTTGCATAGGAGTCAGTTCCCAAAAAATTGGGAGCTGCTTTTCCGATGACGCGAGGGACTTTTGCCATGAAGTGGTCATGACGGAGGTCTGGCTGCGCCTCTTCCTTCATTGAGTTGATGAAGTCCACCAGCTCAAGACTGGTCATGGAAATAGTACGCGACACGTTTTCAGAATTAACAAAACGTGTCGCGACATGGTTGTGGGTATTTACAGGGGCGTTAGATGTCTGCATGATTCGCCTCACAGAGCTTTACGTTTTGCGCAGTCGAAGAAACCACCATTGCCCGGTGGTTTTTTTTCGCCTGCGATTTGGTGTTGCAGTTGAATAGGGTGTCCGGCGCATCCGTGGTAGCTTTTTGCTTCCACACGAAAAGGCCCGGGAGGCCGGACATATGAGTAATGTGAATTACACGATTGAGTGGATGGATCGCGTTGGTGCCACGATCCACAAGATGCTTCCAGAGGGGGTGACGGTTACCGACAAAGCAGCTAGAGATGCGGTGTATAAGGCTTTCCCTGGATACCTGCTTTTCTGCTTTTGTGAGAAATACAGGCAGCAGTACGCCACTCACTGGCAGGCCTTTGAGGGGTTTATCCCGGCTCAGCTGCTTCTTATTGAGAAGCATCACTGGCTCCCTGAGCGAGCATTTGCGCTGACAGAAGATGACCTTCTACTGTTGCTGCATCATGAGCTGCTTGATCTACGGCTTCCGTCGCAGGTGCACCAAAAGCTTCGGCATGAATTTGATTTCCTGGGCATTCGGGATTTGCATTTAAACCCTGCTGCTGATAACTGGCCTGCGTAGCGCGCCAATCCGCCACCGCCCGAGCGGCGTGGCGGAGTCTTTTTAGCTCTGAATCAAGCGCCTCAATTTTCTCCTCGCAAGAGAGCGGGTCGGGCCAGATCAAGAACGGCTTGTCCAGGCCATTGAGAATGGCAATCCCTTCCAAGATTTGGCGGGCGGCATCAGCAGGGCTTCCGGTCGCGCGGGCTCCGATGGCTTGGATTGCAATCTCACGTTCTTTGGATGACAGGCTCATGGTCTTTCTCCGATTCAAAATTCAGGCGATTACTTTTCCGCAGGCGCGACCAATCTCGCCGGCAGGGCTTCTGCGCTCAGCGTTCAATGTCCCCTTGCGCCCTGTTGTCTTGCTGTCCATTTCCTTTCCCCTGATGGTCTTCCTGGTGCGAGCGGCTTAACTGCCGGCTACGCCTGTGTTGCGAATCGGCCCCCGCCGATGTGTTGCGATTACTTACCCGGCCTTGTGCAGCTCGATCACCGCAGCTACAGCCTCA